GTAAAGATAGTAGTTCAACAGAAAGATAATCAAAAATTATTTGATCGTTATGTAAAACATTTACAAGATGTTGGTGTAGCAGATTTAAAAATTATTGAAGATCTGACTCTTGAAGCAGTTGAAGTAGATGAGTCTATAAAATTAGAAGACACTATGACTATCTTAGAAACTTATGTTGGTGAATTAGAAGATCATATTGATAAAAAGAATATTGTTAAAATTGTTAAATCACTTTACCTTGAGGCACTTAACGTCTAATGTTTGTACTTACTGATAAAGCAACTGGAGGAGTCTACGCTGTCACAGATGACGAGAAAGATGAAAAGGTTGTGCAAATTTTTGTTGACAAAGATGATGCAATACGTTATTATACACAGTTGGAGGCATTAGATTATAATAGACCTTTGCTAATTCTAGAGTTAGATGAGGAGCAAGTCAGACAAAACTGTGTCAACCACGGTTATATGTATTGTATAATTACTCCAAACGATCTCGTTACACCTCCCTCTGATCTTAAATTATGATTGTATTTGAAAAACTTCGTTGGAAGAATTTATTATCTACAGGCAATCAATTCACAGAATTTAATTTATCCGACACTAGATCAACTCTAGTGATAGGTGGTAATGGCACAGGCAAATCTACAATGCTTGATGCTTTGACCTATGGATTATTCAATAGACCCTTCCGCAAAGTCAGTAAGGGTCTTTTAGTCAATTCAATTAATGATAAAGACTGTGTAGTAGAGATAGAATTTTCAGTAGGAACTGTTAAGTATAAAGTAGTTCGTGGTATGAAACCTGCTATTTTTGAGATATATCGTAATGATGCGTTGTTAGATCAAGATGCTGCTAGTAGAGATTATCAAAAATACTTAGAACAATCTGTACTTAAACTTAATTACAAATCATTTACACAAGTGGTCATACTAGGGAGTAGTACATTTGTTCCATTTATGCAACTTGCAGCAGGACATAGAAGAGAAGTTATAGAAGATTTACTAGACATACAAATATTTTCTAATATGAATCTCTTATTAAGAGAACGTGTAAGAGATAATAATGAATCACTTAGAGACTGTGAGTATGAATTGCAGGTCGCAGAAGAGAGAGTCATTGCACAAAAAAGAATTCTATCGGCATTAACTGGTGCAAACGATGAAAGGATAGGGATATTAGAAGAACAGTTTAAAGAGAATGAAGATGGTATGATAGCAGTAAAGAATAATATTAATATGTTACAAACTAAAATGAAAGAACTAGGTGACTTTAAAACACAACTAAGTGCACTTGAATCTAAATGGGAAAGTGCAAAAACTATTGGTACTAAATTAGATACTAAGATTGAAAGAATTGAAAAGGACATACAATTCTTTAATGAACATTCTACTTGCCCTACCTGTACTCAAGATATAGATGAGTCACTTAGAAATATTAAAGTAAATTCTTTAGCAACCAAAGGTAATGAATTAGGTAAAGCACAAGACCAACTTAAGTTAGAGATTGCAAAGGTCAGATCCAAGATGGTTGCGTTCTCAGAAGCAGCAGATAACTATGTTGATATGCAAAGAGAGATACATCACCTGTTAGATAAAGAATCTAGATTAGTAAAAACTAATACTAGGATACTAGGAGAGATTAAAAACTTACACGATAAACCTAACATTGCTACAGAGAAACAAACCTTTATGCAAAGACAAGCAGAGTATGAGGTAAAGGAAGATGCCTGTGCAGAAGTATCAAGACTATCAAGTGATTATAAACTTGTAAGTAGTTTACTTAAAGATGGTGGTATCAAGTCTAAAATTATTGCTAAGTATATACCTGTCATCAATCAATACATTAATAAATTCTTATCTAATATGGATACTTATATTAACTTTACTCTTGATGAAGAGTTTAATGAAGTTATAAAGTCTCGTTATAGAGATAAGTTTTCTTATTCCTCATTCTCAGAAGGAGAGAAACAGAAGATTGATCTGTCACTTCTATTTACTTGGAGACACGTTGCAAAGATGAAGAACTCTATTGCCACAAACCTTCTTATCTTAGATGAGGTATTTGATAGTTCTCTAGATAACTATGCTACAGAAGAATTATTAAAGATATTAAAAGGTTTTGGAGATGCAAACATCTTTATCATATCTCATAAAGGTGATGTATTACTTGACAAATTTGAAAAAACAATTAAATTTGATAAGGTAAATAACTTTTCTAAATGTGGAGAGATAGAATGAACTGTTGGCACTGCGGACCAGATGTACAATTAATCTGGGGAGGAGACTTTACTGGAGAAGATTATTGTAATGATGAAATTTCTATAGTCAGTAATCTTTCTTGTCCTAAATGTGGATCATATGTTGAGGTTTATTTACCAAAGGATGAATTTAGACCATAATGTTTGACACTCCCTATTACAGTGGAAATGATGAGTTTAAAATGCACCATCAGTTCCAGAAACATCTACATAGTAGAAGGGATGAATTTTGTGTGCCAGATAATGCTTTCAATGGAACTGGATATTCTACAATAAGATCAGACAATCGTATTCACTTAGAGTATCCTGAGTTTGGTTCATATCTTAATGAAGCAATCTCAAAGTATGATGATAAACTAGAATGTACCCACGCTTGGGTTAATATAAATCCACCAGGATCATATCAAACCAGACACAACCACGCTTGTTGTGATATGGCAGGTACATACTATGTGACAGTTCCAGATGCAGACTCAGGTAACATACAATTTTATAATCCATCACCTACAGTAGAAGCAATGATGATACATCAACCATATCATTGTTCCACCCATCTTCACATACCTACAGAGAAAGACATCCTGATCTGGCCAGGGTTCTTGGACCACGAGGTAACATATAATTATTCAGATGAAGAAAGATGGAGTATTTCGTTTATGTTATCCTTAAGTCACCTAGATAGATTAGAAAGATTTCCATCTATGTTAGTCTATGATTGAAAGGTTTACAAATAACAGCGAGTGGTTGGACAAACTGATAAACAAACTGGAAAAGGACAATGCAACTCCCGAACTGGCAGCATCACTCGAAGAAGAAACAAAAGAGGACATTAAAACCTCAGAAACTTCGTCAAGCAAGAAAGAGACGTAGACAGTTGATAAACCGTCTACTAAACGCTTCCAAACAGTCTGGGAGCGTTTATAGTATGTACATACGACACGAAAAAAAATGACTGTAAACACTGGAGTAAAAGGAACACTTGCAAAACTACTTGCTACAGAAGACCTTGTTGTTGAGCACAAGACCTGTGAAACTGCATCCTTTGATGTTGCTCGCAGAGTTCTTACATTACCTAACTGGGAAAAAGCAACCGAAGAAGTATATGATCTTTTAGTAGCACACGAAGTAGGACACGCACTGTTTACACCTAACAGACTATGGGATGAATTACCTTGCCCTAAGTCAATCATTAACGTAACAGAAGATGCACGCATTGAGAAGTTGATGAAGAGAAAGTATGGTGGTCTTCCAAAAACATTTTATAGAGGATACAGAGAACTAGATGCTATGGATTTCTTTATGATTCCTGATGATCAAGATGAGATCAATCTAGTTGACAAAATCAATCTTCACTTCAAGTCAGGTGCATTTACTCCTATCGATTTTGCACCAGAGCACGAGTATCTTGTAGACCTTACAGGTAATGCAGAAACATTTGAAGATGCAATAGAAGCAGCAGTAGAAATCTACAAAGTAATGCAAGAGATTGAAGAGCAGAAAGAACAAGAAAAAATAGGTGAGTCAAATGATGAGAACCAAGAAGGTGGTCAAGGTCAAGTTGAAGACGGAGAGAGTATGGACTTTGAAGAAACTCCAGATCAAGAGATCATCAATCCAAATCAACCTTGGGACAAAGGAGAGCAGGTACAGCAAGAAGGTCAAGTTCCATCAGGAACCAGATCAGGTGGTGTAGACTACGACCCATTCCAATCACAAACTGATGACGCATTTACTCAGGGAACAAAAGATCTAACAGAGGAACCACGTTACGGTCGTGAGAATGTATATGTTGAATTACCTAAGAAACTAAATCCTGATCACTTTATAGTTGGTGCAGATTATCTTCTTAAAGTAAATCAAAATCATTTCTCTCTAGAAGGTGATTTAAAAGAAGAGGGTAAAAAAGAATCTTATGACAGAACTGTTGACGAGTATAATAACTTCTACAAGAAATCACAGAAAGAAGTAAACTATCTTGTAAAAGAGTTTGAGTGTAAGAAAGCAGCAACATCATATGCTCGTGCTAGAACTTCTCGTACAGGTGTTCTTGATACATCTAAACTACACACATACAAGTTTACTGATGACATCTTCAAGAAAGTAACTGTACTTCCAGAAGGTAAGAACCACGGTATGATCTTCCTATTAGATTGGTCAGGTTCTATGTCTTCTAACATAAGAGAAACTACAGAGCAAGTTATCCAACTATCTTGGTTCTGTAAGAAAGTCAACATCCCATTTGATGTCTACGCATTTACTAATGATGGATTTGCTTCTGCTTATAGAATGGATGTCAATGGTGTACAACCAGATGATGACTATCCACATAGAGACAAGACTTTACACGAACCTGTTATAGGTGAGTTCGCTCTTGAGAATGGTTTCACATTACTCAATGTAGTATCTTCTACTCAGAAGAAAAAGCAATTTGAAGCATCACTTATGTACCTTTACATCAATGCTACTGCTAACAACTTCAGAAGTTACTATAGTTTCAAAAATGGTTTCGCTGTAAGTTTTACAGCAGCACCAGGATTCAATCTATCAGGTACACCTTTGAATGAAGCACTTGTACTGATGAGACCAATTATAAAAGCATTCAGCAAAAGAGTAGACAAACTTACATTATGTGTTCTTACTGATGGTGAAGGACAATGCTCTTCTTACTACAGTGAGTTACATCAATACAACAATCGTCCATATGCTAATTCTCTAGGTTACAACTGTTTCCTTAGAGATCGTAAACTAGGACGTACCTATGAGAAGTTTGATGGGTCTGATCAAGTTACACAGGTTCTCCTCCAGAACCTACGTGAGACATATCCTATGCTTAATGTTATTGGATTCCGTTTACTTGGTTCACGTGATGGACATTACTTCTTCTCCAGAGCATTTGAGTATGATACAGTACCAATGGAAAAAGCACAGAAGGCATACAGAAAAGATAAGTATGTTGCCCTCACAAACACTGGATACAATAAGTTATTCGTTATGCCATCTAACAATCAGAATGATACAGAAGAACTATGGGATGACATTAAGGAAGATTCCACACGTGCAGAGATTACTAGGACATTTAAAAAGATGTTCAAGAACAAGAAGTCTAATAAGAAGATGCACAACTCATTCATAGAGACAGTTGCATAACCAATTATATTAGTGTCACACAACCCCCTTCCAAGGGGGTTTTTTATTGGTATATTATATACATAGACACAAGACAAACAAATGCCTTTCACAACTGCAATTCCTGTGACCACACCTGATATAGTCACATACCTAACAAACAACTTTGGCAATGAAGTATCTGTTAAAGAACTTTTATCTGCTGCTGATGAGTTTCATTGTTCACTAGCAACAATCAAGAAACGTCTTAAGACTTATAAGGTTGCCATTGGTAAGTGGAACCTATCTGTTAAAGAACTAGAGCAAACATTCAAAGCACCTGCTGCTACACCTGCTGTTCAGCAAGTACAATCTGTTCCTCGTTCAGAGCAAATACTTGTTCCAGATGTTGACCCTACCTATGTTCCTTTTGGTAACTTCAATGCTGTCAAAAAGATTATCAGTTCAAAAGTTTTCTATCCTACATTCATCTCTGGTCTATCTGGTAACGGTAAGACATTCGGTGTAGAACAAGCGTGTGCTCAACTCAAAAAAGATTTTGTAAGAGTTAACATCACAGTTGAGACAGACGAAGATGATCTTATCGGTGGTTTCCGTTTAGTTAATGGAGATACTGTATGGCACAATGGTCCAGTTATCGAAGCACTTGAGAGAGGTGCTATCCTTCTCCTTGATGAGATTGACCTTGCATCAAACAAAATACTTTGCTTACAATCTGTACTAGAAGGTAAAGGTGTATTCCTTAAAAAACTAGGTAGGTATGTAAAACCTGCTAATGGATTCAACATATTTGCTACAGCAAATACAAAGGGTAAAGGTTCTGACGATGGTAGATTCATCGGTACCAATGTTCTTAACGAAGCATTCCTTGAGAGATTTGCTATCACATTAGAGCAAGAGTATCCAACAGTTACTGTCGAGAACAAGATTCTTACTAAGATTGCTGATGATCTAAACATCAACGACAAAGACTTTGTATCTCGTCTATGTGATTGGGCACAGGTTATTCGTAAGACATTCAACGATGGTGGTATTGATGAAGTCATCTCTACTCGTAGACTTGTACACATTATGCGTGCATTCTCAATCTTCAAAAAGAAAGAAGATGCAATCAAGTTCAGCATCAATAGATTCGATGATGAGACTAAGCAAGCATTCTTAGAACTCTATGATAAAATAGATGTTGACTTCCAAAAGGAAGACTGATATACTAAGGGGGTATAAACCCCCTTTTATAATGTTCAAGTATGAAGAGGATAAAATCCTCAAAGAAATTTACAAGTACATTGAAAAGACCTACGAAGGTCATTATTCAAATGGACAAGTACAAACTCTTGACATTATAGATTCGGTTGGTGACGCTGAAGCATTCTGTAGAAGTAACATTCTAAAGTATGCTTCTCGTTACGATCGCAAGGGAACAGCAAGAAAGGACATTGTTAAAATCGTTCACTATGCTATACTCTTATTACACTTCTCTGATAAGTCCGAAAACAATGACCCAAGTTAAATTAACTAAATCAACATTCAACACGCTTAAAAATTTTGCAACGATCAACAAATCTATTGTTATCAATCCTGGTTCTAAAATCCGTACGATTAGTGTTAACAAAAACATATATGCTTCTGCTGAGATCGAAGAAGTTTTTCCTACACAAGTCCCCATTTATGACCTCGGTGTATTTCTCTCTGGTCTCTCATTGTTTGAAAACCCTGTCTTCGATTTCAGTTCAGACAGTAAGGTTATCATCAAAGACGAGTCAGGTGCAGAGTCGAACTTCTTCTACAGCGACCCCGAACTCGTAGTACAACCTCCTAAAGACGGTGTTAAATTACCTGACACTAAGACAGTTAAGTTTAATCTAAAACCAAAAGTCTTAGATGATCTATTACGTGCAGCATCGGTTTATGCAGTTCAAGACTTATGTTTATATTCTAGAAACGGTCAGTTAGTATTAACTGTATGTGATAAGAAGAATGAAACATCTAACAGTTACGAAGTACCTGTAGGTACAACATCAGAAGAAGATCTATGTTATTGTTTTAAGGTAGAGAATCTTAGGTTGCAACCAGAAGAGTATGCTGTTACAATATATGATAATAGATGTGCTCTATTTGATGCAGTTAATCGTGACCTGCAATACTTTATCGCTCTTGAACCACAATGAAACTTAAGAAACACGACACTCCAAAACCAACAGAAAATCCAGAACAACTGTTGGCAAGATTTGAGAAACGTATCAAACAACTCAATGCTAGAAAGGATGAGTTGCAAGGGTGGTACGATGAGTATGTTAAACTAGAACAAGATTTAACTAGACTACAGGGATCTGTTGATGCAGTTACTTACATTGCTACTGGTGCTTTACCAGGAGACGGAAACCACGGTGGTATGAAAGATCATAAACCTACTAGACATTCTAAGATAGATGCACTAGACTAAAGGTATGAACATATTCGTTACCGATCCTGATCCTGTTGTTTCTGCACAGGTTCTACCTGACAAACATATTGTCAAAATGCCACTAGAAACTTGTCAAATGCTTTCTATTGTTGCATCAGAAAAATGGGGACACGGTTTCGGTTCATTACCTAAACTAAATGGTGAACCTTATAAAACAGAAAAGGGTGCATTTCGTAATCACCCTTGTACTGTTTGGTCACAGATTAATTTCCGTTGGTTAATAGAACACGGTCTTGCATTGTGTGCAGAATATACACACAGATATAACAAGACTCATAGTTGTCAACATACTATCGAGTATGCTGATAATATATTTCCAAAAGCGTACACTAAACCCACGCATTTTGTTAGAGCAATGTATGATGAGTTTAAGTACGATACTAATATTGATACTTTCACTGCGTACAAAAGATATATTGCATCTAAACCTTGGGTGTGCGATAATTATCTACGTGACCCTCAACGCAAACCTTCTTGGATTACATAATGAGTAACTTTTTATGGGTAGAAAAATATAGACCCAAAACCATTGATGATTGTATTCTTCCAGAAAATATAAAAGATGTTTTAAATAAATTTGTAGAGAAAGGAGAACTTCCTAATCTATTATTATCAGGTCCTCCTGGGATAGGAAAGACTACTGTTGCCAAAGCAATGTGTGAACAGATTGGTGCAGACTATTATGTAATCAATGGATCTGATGAAGGTAGATTCTTAGACACTGTTAGAAACAATGCAAAGAATTTTGCATCTACTATGTCTCTAGCATCTTCTGCAAAACATAAAGTAATTATTATAGATGAAGCAGATAATACTACTCACGATGTTCAACTTCTATTAAGAGCATCTATAGAAGAGTTTAGTAGTAACTGTAGATTTATTTTTACTTGTAACTATAAGAATAAAATACTTGAACCATTACATTCAAGATGTAGTGTTATTGATTTTTCTATCACAGGTAAAGAGAAGCAAACTATCGCAGCAGAATTTTTTACTAGCATCAAATCTATATTAGATAAAGAGCACGTTGATTATGAACCTAAAGTTCTTGCTGCATTAGTACAGAAATATTTTCCTGACTTTAGAAGAACTTTAAATGAACTACAAAGATATTCTTCTATTGGAAAAATTGATACAGGTGTTCTTGCAGTTCAACAATCAACTAATCTAAATGATCTAGTATCATATTTGAAATCAAAAGAGTTTACAAAAATGCGTAAGTGGGTTGTATCTAATTTAGATAATGACCCTAATTCTATTATGAGAACTATCTACGATTCTTTATATGATCATCTACAACCTGCAAGCATACCTCAAGCAGTTTTGATTATTGCTGAGTATCAATATAAAACTGCATTCGTTGCAGATCAAGAAATAAATCTAGTAGCATTTCTCACAGAAATGATGATGCAATGTCAATACAAGTAGGATATGTTCCTAACCATATAGCAGACTTTATCTATGAGGTTTTGTGTAGAGATAATACCTTTCCGTGGTTCTACCAAGAAAAGACTTCATTCTATAATGGCACTGCTGAAGTATTACAACTAGATGGATACGAAGAGCATCCATATTTTGCACATACTATTGTCACTGACAATCAGATAAAGTCAAACGCATATGATATAGTCTTCGATAAACTATGGAAGTATATGGTAAAGAATGTTGATGGAGATTTTGGTGAGTTGATTCGTGTACGTGCAGCAAAGACTATGAAGAATAAAGTCCCACCTACACAACCACACGTTGATGCACCTTTTAGACATTGGGTTATGATTTACTATGCTGATAATAGCGATGGTCCAACAGTAATATATAAAGAGAAGTATGGTGAGAATCCTGACAAGGTAAGAGTCAAACAATACATTGATCCTGAGAAAGGTAAATATGTTATCTTCAATGGACACAAGTATCACTCTGGTAATGCACCTAGGAAACATTCTTCAAGAACAATCTTGAACATTAATTATTATGGAAACACACAACTTCTTCCCAGTTAAATTTTATTCATTTGATAATGAAGATCTAGTACAACCTACTTTACAGACCCTTATGGAATGTGAACGTGGGTTATTTAATATTCCAAATACTGTAGAGACTACTAAAGGTGATTTATTTGAGAGAGAAGAATTTTCAGATGTACATAAATGGTTTGAACAATGTTTGAATGAGATAAAGACTAAGGAACAATTACAATTTGAAGGTGACTTCAAGGTCTGTATGTCTTGGGGAAATGTAAGTGGACCTGATAGTGGTGGTTGTCATCAAGCACACAGGCATCCGTTTGCATACCTGTCTGGTATCTATTACCTCACAGAGGGGTCTCCTACGGTCTTCCAGGACCCTCTGACACCACGTACGATGAATCAGTTAGAAATCATTAGTGGAACATATGAGAATGCTGTAGCAATAGAACCAACTGTAGGTCAACTATTGATCTGGCCAAGTTGGATGATTCATTGGTCTGTACCACATCACGGTCCAGAACCACGTGCTGTTATTGCTTGGAATGCTCTACCTGATGGTGGTATTAACTTTGGTCCTTATGGACAGAATATGGTAAACCTAAAAGTAAACTAATGATCCTATCTCCTTTCGGTCCTAAAATTTATAAAGGTACAATAGAAGAAGACGTAAGGTTAGATCTATTGAGATATGCTTTTGATGCAGAACCATCACAAGATGCGTCTGGAATATTAGCAGGTCAATTAGAAGAACAGTATTACATCTATCCTAGTAAACGTGATCTAGATGAGTTACGTAAACATATTGGTACATATACTAATCAAAACTATATTGATATAGAACCTATATGGGTAAATTTTCAACGTTCAGATGATTGGCAACCTGTACATAATCACGCAGGTGAATTTAGTTTTATAGTCTATGTGGATATTCCACCTGGAATGTATGATGAACCAGAGATAGCAGGTTCTATTGTGTTTACATATGGAGAACAGTTACCATATTCAAACTGCCAGTTCGGTCCAATCAAACCACAGGCAGGTGACATTTATATTTTTCCTGCTTGGTTAAAACATTATGTGTATCCCTACAAATCTACTGGACAAAGAGTATCAGTTAGTGGTAATATAATAACAAAATTCAATTCATAATGAAATCATTGAAGACTCCTCTTAGGTATCCTGGTGGAAAGTCAAGAGTAGCACCAATGCTCGTGGATAAGATGCCACGTATGACTGAATACAGAGAACCTTTTCTTGGTGGTGGTTCCACTGCTATAGAATTTACAAAAAGATATAGGGATATACCTGTATGGGTAAATGATTTATACGTTCCTCTTTATAATTTTTGGACAATACTACAGGAAGATTCTGATACTTTATCTGATGCCTTGATGGGGTTGAAGATCAATCACGATACTCCTGACAAAGCAAGAGAACTATATCACTCAGCAAAGACTAGAGTTAATGATCCTGATATATTTTTGTCTGCTGTTTACTTCTGGGTAATGAATAAATGTTCTTACTCAGGTCTAACAGAGAACTCATCATTCTCACCACAAGCATCAGTACAAAATTTTACTAAGAAAGGTATTAAGAACTTACCTTACTATGGAGAACTGATTCAAGATTGGAAGATAACTAATCTAGATTATAATTCTTGTTTTGGTGGCAATGCTTTTCTTTTCTTAGATCCTCCATATGATATAAAAGATTTCTTGTATGGTGGTAAAGGTGGAACAATGCACAAAGGTTTTGATCATAGACAGTTTGCATATAATTGTGCAGAGACAACTAATGATTGGATGATTACATACAACATCAATGAAAACATTGAAGAACTATTTAAAAGTTATAATATAGAAAAATATTCTATTACATATGGAATGCAACACAGAGAAGATAATACTAGAAAGAAAGAACTTTTAATTACTAACTATAGTGTAACGTCACCACTGGAGGAACTATTCATTGATTGAGGTTATTGAAGATTTTTTTCCAAGACGTTTAATAAAGGAAGCATATTACTATCTTGACTCTTACAATGGATGGCATCATCTTGCAGATTCTCCAGAAGATGCACACGCATATACTTTAGGTAGATCATTTGATCCTCCAGAGTTTGAACCAATAGCACATAAGTTTCTAGAAATTTTAGATGTGCCAGTCAAAAAATGTTTGTATAATTGTTTTAGACATTCTGATTGTCCTAAACCTCACGTTGATTCTCAAGTACCACAAGGTATAACATATTTAATATATGTAAATCCTGATTGGAATATCGGTATGGGAGGTGAAACAATCTTTATAAATGAAGAAACTGATACTATACTAAAGTCAGTATCACCTAAAGAAGGTAGAATGATTAAGTTTCAATCTATCATTCCACATCTAGGCAGACCTCCTGTAAGGGATGCACATCCAAGACGATATAGTCTAGTCTTCCAAACACACCCAACAGATTCCTTTTCTCTCGGAGATATATTATGAGCAAACGCGACGACTATCCTTTAAAGGATTACTTAAACAGTATCAATCATACTAAAGAAAACATATTAGAACGTGAAGGTGATTGGGAAAAGAACTATCCTCCATTCATTGTAAACAAATGTCTTAGCGGATTTATAGACACAGTTCTATACGCTAATGAGATGAATGCACAGTTTAATTTAGATAAGGATCTACAATATTCCTTTTATCTAAATAGCCTTAGGAAGAAACGACGTTTCTCACCTTGGGAAAGGAAAGAGAAGATAAAAGATTTTGAACTCGTGAAGAGTTTCTTTAAATACTCTGATGAAAAGACCAAGGATGCGTTGAGGATTCTAACCAAGGATCAAATTGATTTGATTAAACTTAAAATGAATACAGGAGGCAGACAATGAGCGACGAGAATGTCGAAATTTCTTGGAGTCCTGAGCAAATGGTGGAGGTGACTTTACGTCAACCTGATGATTTCCTCAAGGTAAGAGAAACACTAACAAGAATTGGAGTTGCTTCTCGCAAAGAGAAAAAACTTTTTCAGTCTTGCCACATCTTACATAAGAAGGGTAAGTATTACATAGTTCACTTTAAAGAACTATTTGCTCTTGATGGTAAGCACTCTAATCTAACAAATAACGATGTACAACGTAGGAATCGTATTACAAAGTTACTGTCTGATTGGGGTTTAGTAGTAATGGTAGATGAAAGTAGAGTCGAAGATATAGCACCTTTAAATCAAATCAAAGTAATTTCTTTTAGAGATAAGAAGGAGTGGATCTTAGAATCTAAATATAACATTGGTAAAAAGAAAACAACAGAGGAAACTTAATGTACGAAACGGATGAATTGGGAGATGCGGTAAGAGAATTTGCTAAGAGGATTGAATTTGTATGTGCAGCAGAGATGGGTGGAAAGTTAACACAGGAAAAAGCATACGAAAGAATAAAAACTGAGTGGAAGTATCTTAAGAAATCTAGAAAATTTTTGCAGTCTAAATAGGGTTAGTAACCCCACAGTATAATGGCAGAAGCAGTTAAAAAAGAAGAACCTAAAAAGAAAGGTCTTTTCGGTAAACTGAAAGAAGCGACAGAAGATAAGGAAGAACAACTCGCTATTCTTAGTACATTTGTTCGTCTTGGAATTTTGGTTTGGGCAGGTGGAATATTAACATTAGCGTATGTTGAGTTGCCATCAGCACTTAAAATTCCTAAACAAGATATGGATCCAACTTTCATAGCTTCGGTCTTCACAGGAGTTTTAGCGACCTTTGGTGTCTCCGCAGGAGGTAAGAAAAAGAATGGTGACGCATCTGCTGCACCACAGATTACCAAGAAAGATATGGAGTTCTTGATTGAGAAAGCATCAAACGTTGCTCCAGGTCAGACTATAAGAATAGAGTCACCTGCATTTAAAATAGTTGGGGATGATAAGAAATGAAATGGTTTAGTCTAGGTCTAGGTGCCTTATTGGGTGTATCCCATATAGGAATGATTGGTATGATAGCATCTAGAAAAACTTATCCTGTCATACATCCACCTGTTGTAACTCCTTATACATCATACGTTGTATCCGCAGATAAAAATGGATACAAGATGAGTTACGTTGGAAATGATCCAAAGACAATGTATAAGACATCTAAGATCAATGAGAAAGGTGGTTTCTTAGGATTAGCGAATGAGACTAAAGAGATAGTAGAAGAATATACAATGGACGGAGATGTACATATACAAAAATTTCAACAAGGTCAAACAAACCCTGTTGCCAGTAACAAAAGCGAAGCGTGTATCGAAGCGGTCGGTGCTGCAAAAGGAACTGGAAGACTTGTAGGCACTAGCGTTGGTGCATCTGCTGCTCCTGCTCTTAGTGGCATCCCCTTTATTGGTTGGGTTGCAGCAGGTTGGGTAGCGATGTTCGGTGGCGAACAAGGTGCAAACATTGGTGGCAATATGGCAGAGGACCTAAATAAAAATTGTTAGGAGAAAATTATGTGGAAATTTTTTGAATGGGCGTGGAGTCTAGATTGGGGTGAAGGTTTTGCTTTACTCGCAGTTCTATTTGTATTTTACTATGGTAAGAAATGGATAGACAATAAGTTTGGTTCTATCAACCAGAAGCAATCAAAACAACTCAAGAGAATAATTAGAGAAGCAATCGATGAGTCAGAGTTAATCAAATGATATTCTGGATTGGTTTTTTTATAATGTTCTTCAACGAAGGATTCGTGATGATGCGTCACGTGTCACCGTGGTTCGCAAAACAAAGAGAAAGAGTCATTAACAAATTGGGAGACAAACTGTGGTATCGTCTTCACGGTACGTTAGATTATACTTGGATCGGACTTGTAACACTTGGTCTGATAGTAAATTCTAATAGACTGATACACATATCAGCACTAGCAATTTTTTGGATTGGTTCTTTCGTAGTATTTTATTTACCGAGATGGAAAAGAAAAAGACGTTACTTAAATTTGAAAAACAATTTGGGAAAGGAGTAGATCCTTGGTATGCCAAGATGGAAAGATGGGCAAAGAAACAAAGGTTTCCTATCAATCATCTTTTACTAGGTCTTGTAGCATATCTTAAAGAAGAATGGATAGAGCAGAAGATAGAGAACACAATGGAAGACGTGGATAAACAGGTAGAACAGATTAAAGAAGACTGGGATGCTGAAGAACGTGAACAGTTTGGAGTGATAAATAGTTCACCTTCTGAAGTGAAGGGTTTAAACAACTTTGAAATTAATTACAATGCAAAAGATCATTAATGTACTCGCTATTTCGTCTTTCGTTATATCTGGTGCCGTTGTTGGTACTGGGATATACGTTTTTGTCAACAAGGCATCAATCATTGATGGAATTAAATCTAAGGTTATGGAATCTGTTACAGGGTCTCTTCCAAACGTAATGGATCAAGCACTTCCTGACACAACAGGATCTGTAGTTCCAACACTCCCTAAGTTACTTCCATAATGCCACCAGAGATTCCTAATATTATTATTAATGATCTCTTTGTACCTAACCCTTCTACAACTCCAACACCTTTTTGGATGACAGTCCCTGCGTGGCAGTTGTCTCCACAGGTCCCTGTAACAATAGAACTAGGAACACCTGTTGTAAACATTCCAGGTTGTGTTAAGGCACACGAACTCAGTAAAAATAATAAAAATATAAAAGAAGATGATCCTGATGGTACTCTTACATATTGTGATGCAGGAATGCCATCCTTTGAAACTATAGATTATAGAGAAGAGGATCTAGTATTTGAACAGGAGACTGTGGTTCCAGATATAGTAGCACCTCCAGAACTAGAGACACCAGAAGTAACACCACCAGAAATACCTCCTACAGAAAAGGAGATAGAATGTCCTGCACCTAATCAACCTAGAGTAGGTGATCTAACTCAGAAAGGTGATGAGAAAGTTATAGGTCACGAAGTTCAAAATAATATCTGTGTGGTATTGTATGAACCTACTAATGCAGTTGAAAAATTTTTACCGTCTACAAATCAAGCATCAGTAACAGCAGCGATTGCTGTAGTTGCAACCGCATCAGCAGCAGCAACACCTTTACTTCTAAGAGTTATAAAACCACTCATTAAAAAAGCAACCACTGCTATACAAAAAAAGTTAGGTAAGAAACCTACCAAACTAACTCGTAATGATGTGATTGCTAATGAGTATAGGGCAAAGAAAGGTTTGCCCCCATTTAAAACTAAGGATTACCGATAGATATATCTTTTAACAGTTCAGCATTATTGCTTGGTATTGAATGCTTGTGGTTTGGAAGAACTCCAGGAGGATTCAATAGAACCACGTCAGCACATACACCATAGTAAGGTGAATTTTTATGGAACATTATTCCTGCCTTCATTAATTCACCACAATTTTTAAGTCTCGCGATCTCAAAGTCTAATCGCTTATTGGCAGTGAGTTGTTGTTGATATGCAACTTGTGTGACTGCTGCTGTCTTACATAACTCTTGTAGTTTCTTATCTAATGGTTTAGACCACGTTGCACTAAAACCTATTGATAGAGAATGATTATCTTTCTGACCTGTTCTTACTGGAACTTCATATAATACAACACCTGGATTGTCTGGTGCACCATCTCCTGTAACAGCACCAGTTGCATCTGTAGTACCAGTCAAGTCACGCATATCATACACTTGGTCATACCATAGAGGTTCGTAGGGACGCTGTATAGATGTACTCCCTGTGACATATGGTGTGACGTTTAACGTTGGACCTTGACATTGTATGCCATTTCCATAAGTATTAGTTATATATGGACCCTGCAAAACCTGTATAGCTTGATTGGTCACTGACCCACTGGAATTCGCGATTGGCGATGCTGTTGCTGACACACCACCAACGGTCTCTGCACGCATAGGTAGAGCGTTAGCAGTGAGAACTGTTGCTATTATTGTTGAAATATACTTTGCGTATCTGTGACCGATTGTATTGTTGTTTCTCTTTGTATTATTGTGTGATTCGTTAATCCTGGGGATTTGTACGTCTCCGTGAACTGGAACGCTGCTCCTGGGGTTGTTATCGTGTAGTTTGGTTTGTTTGAATGGTCTAGATTTTGCCATTGCGAAGTCACTCCATTAATAGTATTAGATGAACCAGTCGCTGTGCCTGGTGATAAGGTTGTCCCATCGTGAGAAATGTTAGTCCCACTTATAGAATACTGCCAACCTGTCGCATAATCCATCGAATTTATGGTCTCCACCACCGTAGAAGTCGTTTCCGTGTGGCTAGACATCGATCCTTGAGAAAAATTTGGCACCACAGGCACTGCTATGACTGGGGTTACGCCCAAAGTCATCGTCGCAATGCCACATATGTACCATACACGTTTCATATTATATAGGTATTAATGATTTATACTTAATTCAACTGTAAATTGACCTGTCGCACTGGTACCTGCTCCTCCACCAGTTAGTGTCATTGTTGAGGAAGAATCGATTGTACCTGCTAAAGTACCTGCTACTCCTGCTGCTGTAGATACCTGATTACCATATGGTGACACAGCACCTGTTGTAACACTGCTTGCTATAGCATCGCCTTGGGTGAATGACTGAGACAGCGAAAAACTTTCCCCTGCAACTGCCTGGGTCGCTGTAATCGCAGGTACCGCCCCAACGCCTGATGAGATTGTCAAAGCACCAATACCATTAGTTATGGCATCACTACCTGTACCGTGTGTTGTACCTACGTTATTTCCTGAAATACTGTATGTAGTACCAATACGATTAACCTGTGTTGCTGCTGCGTTAACATTTAATTGAACACTGCTAGTCATTTTATGCGTCAAATCTGCCCTTGCAGATAATGGAGCACCCACTAATCCCATAATTATAACGAACGCTAGTTTCTTCATTGCCTTTGAAAATAGAGACTATACTGGCTATATTTATAAATAAAATTCTTTCGTAACATCCGTACAATTACCTATGGTTAACCTCCCTAGTTATAGCAATACATATAGTGTTAAATAGTGTTGTCGCCTTACAGGGACACTATTCACACTCGCTTAAAAAGGAGAACTATTATGAGTACGCTATCTAGGTACACTGCAAATGATCTTGACTTTCTAATGGATGCTATAGAGAAAACAAGCATCGGATTAGGACCAACTCTCAAGAGATTGGATGTCACAAACGGAACTAACAGATCTTATCCACCATATAACATTATCAAAAACTCAGAAGATAACTGGGAGATTGAGATGGCACTTGCAGGATGGGACAGTAATGACATAGAAGTATCTACAGAACAAAACGTTCTAACTATTGCATCTAAGAAACAACTAACAGGTAAAGAGGAAGTTGAACCACGTAAACATTTACACCGTGGACTAGCATCTAGAGAATTTAAACAGACTTTTAACCTTGCTGATGACGTAGAGATTGGAGAAGTTCAATACAAGAACGGTCTTCTATCAATAGATTTGAAGAAAATTGTACCAGAACATCAGAAGAAAAAGGTCTTCGATATATCCTAAATTACAAACACTTGACATTAAGAGTGTATTAACATATACTATATAATATGCTAAACAAAGGACTCGAAAGATCGTAACCCTGCGTCGAATGCAAAAGTCTTGTCGAAAGATTTTCCATCCGCAGGTTTTTTACTTGCGAGAAATTAAAAACAAAAATGATCAAATCACTCTTAGCAGTAGCAGCAGTCTCTGCAATCTCAGCACCTGTAATGGCAGGTCCTTATGTAAACGTCGAAACAGTAGCATCTTACTCAGGTGACGACTATACTGGACTAGCAACAGAATTCCAAATTGGTTACGAAGGAAGCAACTGGTATGTATCAGGTGGTCCTGTAGTATCATCTCCAGATAACGGTGAGTCTTCAACAGACTTTATTGGTTATGTTGGTGGATCTTTAGACTTAAACGAGTCAGTTGGTGCTTATGGCGAAATCTCTCTTTTAACAGACGAGACTGCTGACAACGCATACGGTGTTAAAGTTGGTGCCAAGTACGCATTCTAAACTTTTATAGATAATTACACAACTGAAGAGACCCACCAATAGGGTCTCTTTTTTATTCAACTAAATTTATGCAATACTATGTGAACTGTACACCTCGGCATATGAGAGAAAAAGAGAATATCAATATTGATGTTCCTACCTCTGATGTCGAGGATTTTCTTTATTACGTTCGTCTCTTAGCAGACGAAAGAAATATTTCATCACGTCGTGCCTTTGGCGAACTTGTCAGAGGTGTTTATCAATCACTTATGGAGAAAGAGTATGACCGTCAAGATCGTAAGAGTCGCCAACGGGGAAGACATAATTGCTGATGTTCAAGAAGCATATCCAAACAAAGAAGTCTATGCTCCTATTGGATACTTCCTTACTAACCCTTATCAGGTTATAGTAGAAGCAACAGCGGAAATGCTCTTTGAAGAAGGCACTACCGATGAACCACAAAAGATTAATGATCTTAATATGCAACTGTTTCCTTGGATACCTATGTCAGCAGACAAACGTTGTCTAGTTCAGTTGAGTCAGGTTCAAACAATCTACAATCCACACCCAGAGATTCAAAACAAATGGGAAAAATTAACAGAGGCAGATGAAAATGGCACCGATCAAACTGGTGATACTGAGAAACAATCTTAGTTATCTTATGGGAGAAGTTACTGAATTAGATGAAGAACCCTCTTATCTAATTACAGGATGTATGCTAATGGAAGGTGATAAATTTACATCGTTCCCATTACATACAGATCAAAGAGATTGCTTCTTGACATCTGATGTAATTCTGACTATAGTAGATCCATCTAAAGAAGCAATAACCAATTACAAGAAAGCACTGTGAGCAGATTATACTCTAACGTAACTTTACTAGGTGACTCTATCCTCTGTAGAGGATATGAAAATGGTGATCAAGTATCGTTCAAAGAGATTATCAAACCTACATTATTTGTACCATCACCTAAAGGTAAATGGAAATCCTTGACAGGTGAATCAATGACACCTGTAAAACAGGATGGTGCTAAACGTGCAAGAGAGTTTCTTGAAAAATATAAAGACGTTGATAACTTTGAAGTTCACGGTTATGAACGTTTTGTATATCAATGGATCTCTGACAAATATCCAGGTCAACTTAAATTTAATATAGATCAAATGAAGATCTATACTATTGATATTGAGGTTGCCTGTGAAAATGGATTCCCTGATGTAGAAGCATCACAAGAGGAAATGCTTTGTATTTCAATTAAAGATCTTGCAACTGGTAAGTTTATTACTTGGGGAACTCGTGAAGCAAAGGTAGAATCTGAGTATCGTGTGTTCTGGACAGAGCAAGAGATGCTTGAGGATTTTGTTAAGTGGTGGGTTTCAAATACACCTGATATTATTACTGGTTGGAATTGTAACCTGTATGATATACCTTATATCTGTCGTCGTTTAGAACGTGTCTTAGGAGACAAGTGGCAGAAGTCATTGTCACCTTGGAATAAAGTTAATATGAGAGAGGTCTACATCCAAGGACGTAGGAATCTTGCATACGATATACTTGGTGTTAGTATCTTAGACTATCTTGATCTCTATAGAAAGTTTACATACACCAACCAAGAGTCATATCGTTTAGAACATATTGCTACAGTAGAACTAGGTGAAGGTAAATTAGATCACAGTGAGTTTGAAAACTTTAAAGATTTCTATACAGAGCATTGGCAGAAGTTTGTAGAGTATAACCTTAAAGACGTTGATCTAGTTCATAGATTAGAAAAGAAGATGAAACTTCTTGAACTAGCAGTGACTATGGCATATGATGCCAAGGTAAACTTTGAAGATGTGTATTCTCAGGTTCGTACTTGGGATACTCTTATATACAACTATCTTAAGGAGAGAAAGATCTGTGTTCCACCTCGTCAAGAAAGTAAAAAGGATGACAAATACGCAGGTGCGTATGTTAAGGAACCTATACCTGGGTTATATGATTGGGTGGTTAGTTTCGACCTTAACTCTCTGTACCCTCATCTCATTATGGAATATAACATTTCACCAGAGACTTTGGTTCCCACTAGATACCCAAGTATCAGTGTTGACAAAATCTTAAATGATGAGATCAATATTGATAGTGAGTATTGTGTTGCTGCTAATGGAGCACAGTATAGGAAAGACATCCACGGTTTCTTACCTCAGATGATGCAAAAGATCTACGATGAACGTAAGATCTATAAAAAGAAAATGCTTATTGCTAAGTCTCAATACGAGAAGACAGGTAACAAAGCATTACAAGCAGACATATCTGCTTTCAACAATATACAAATGGCACGTAAGATTCAACTTAACAGTGCTTATGGTGCTATCGGGAATCAATACTTCCGATACTTTAATATTGCTAATGCCGAGGCAATTACATTGTCTGGACAGTTATCTATCCGTTGGATAGAAAACAAAATGAACTCTTACATTAACAAAATTTTAAAAACTAAGGAGACTGATTATGTTATTGCTTCTGATACCGATTCCATTTATCTTAATTTGGGTCCTCTGGTTAAAACTATATTCAAGGGCAGAGAGACAAGCGATAAAAGCATTCTCAGGTTCCTTGAAAAGGTGTGTGATGTGGAACTTGAAAAGTATATTGAGAATTCTTATGAAGAATTGGCAACCACTGTAAACGCATACGATCAAAAGATGTTTATGAAGCGAGAGAACATCGCTAACAAAGGCATCTGGACTGCTAAGAAGAGATACATTCTCAACGTATGGAATAGTGAAGGTGTTCAGTATGCTGAACCTAAACTAAAGATGATGGGTATCGAAGCAGTTAAATCATCTACTCCTTCTGCTTGTCGTACAGCAATTAAAGATGCACTGAAAGTTATTATGAACGGTAGTGAGTCTGATGTACAACAATTTGTAGGAGACTTTAGACAGAAGTTTGAAAGTATGCCACCAGAAGATATTGCATTCCCTCGTGGATGTAATGGGGTTGGCAAATTCTCAAACCCTGTTACAATATATGGTAAGGGAACTCCTATTCACGTACGTGGTGCTTTACTATATAATTTCCACGCGAAGAAAACTAAGATCACACACAAGTATCCTCTCATACAAGAGGGAGAGAAAGTAAAGTTTATCTATCTTCGACGACCAAATAAGATTAACGAAAACGTTATCTCATTCTTCCAAACATTACCAAAAGAGTTTGGACTTGACAAATACATAGATTTTGATCTACAATTCCAGAAGAGTTTCCTTGATCCTTTACAGGTAATTATGGATACTATTAATTGGAAAGCAGAAAAAATCGCTACCCTAGAAGACCTTTTTGTATGACATCAGCATTTTTTAAAGACATCATCAGCGACATTGGAAACGAATACGCAGGTGTTGTATCAGATGGAGTATCAGCAGGAGACGTTGCGTCTTTTGTAGATACAGGCAGTTACATCTTTAATGCCCTAGTAAGTGGTTCCATTAATGGTGGTATCCCTTCAAACAAAATCACTGCTATTGCAGGTGAGAGTAGTACAGGTAAAACTTTCTTCACTCTTAGTGTTGTGAAGAGTTTCCTAGAAAGAAATCCAGACGCAGGTTGCATTTACTTTGAATCTGAATCTGCATTATCTAAAGATATGATTGAGTCTAGGAATATTCCATCAGATCGTATGGTCTTAGTTCCTGTTACAACAGTTCAAGAGTTTAGAACTCAATCATTAAGAATTGTTGACAAATATTTAGAACAACCAGAGGCAGAACGTAAACCATTAATGTTTGTTCTCGACTCTCTTGGTATGCTTTCAACATCTAAAGAAGTACAAGACTCCTCTGATGGAAAGGATACTAGAGATATGACTCGTGCTCAAGTTGTGAAAGCAATTTTTAGAGTTCTTACTCTTAAGTTGGGTAAAGCAAATATACCTATGATTGTCACAAACCATACATATGATGTAGTGGGTGCCTATGTACCTACAAAAGAAATGGGCGGTGGTTCTGGTTTAAAATATGCAGCATCGACTATCATCTATCTTGCTAAGTCAAAAGAGAAGGATGGTAAAGATGTAATCGGAAACATCATTAGATGTGAAACGAAGAAATCTAGGTTTACAAAAGAAAATGTTAAAATTGCTACACGTCTTTACTACGATGAACGTGGACTTGACCGTTACTACGGACTACTGGAGTTGGGTGAGAAATATGGAGTTTTTAAACGTAAGGGGAACCGTATTGATCTTGGGGATTCTAGCGTTTATCCTTCTGCTATTCTCAAAGACCCTGACAAATACTTCACCCCCGAAATAATGGAAGCATTAGACAAGGCAGCATACCAAGAATTTGCATACGGATAGTGGAATTAAGAGATTACATCCAAGTCTATGACTATACGTTATCTACAACTGTTTGTAAAAACATTGTTAGGTTATTTTCTAGTCAGGTTCACGAAGAGGTAGACCAAAAAGGTATGCCTAAGTTTCGTCAATTCAACATCACACAAGCAATAGATGACAATGAGCATAATCTCAATGTCTCTCCTTGGTCTGAGTGGGGATTGATACAGAATGCTTTGATTGAATCATCACATCACTATGTCCAAAAATATATGGAGGATGTAGATTGTAAACCATACTTCCCTATCAAATCTGCTCTTGAACAATTCAGAGTCAAGAAATATGAGAAGGGAACTGATGATCGTTTTGATAAACACGTTGATGTAGGAGACCACGCATCTGCTCGTAGGTTCTTATCAATGTTCTGGTATCTAAATGATGTCAGTGAAGGTGGTGAAACCGTTTTTGATAATGGTCCCACAATTAAACCAAAAGAAGGTAGACTTGTTATGTTCCCTCCTTTATGGTTATACCCACATCAGGGTAAACGTACTATATCTGATGATAAATTCATCGTGAGTTCTTACACACATTATGTC